TAACAATACTTAGTAAACCAACGGATGCATTATATTATGGTTATGTACCTTGTTACAATAATCAATGGTTCGTGGCTTCAAGCTCACAAACAGGAGCGGCTAACTTTAAATACTACATAGTAGTAACGGATATATTAAGTGGTTATAGTGTAACTGAAAAGTTCTTACCTAATCCAAGTGGCAAACTTCAATTCGATGCCTCAAAGTTTAGTGAACTATTAATGACAAATTACATTCCAGTTAATGTTTATGGCTTTCAACAAAATACAAGTATTCGTAAGATTCGAGTAAACATCGGTGAGATATACGGCTCTACTTTGCCAGGAACTATTTACTCGGGTAGTGATATTGATTATAATGTTTGGAATGGTAGTTTAGAAATGCTTACATTTTCTCAATACAACAGTAAAAATTACACTTGGGATTTAAGTACAAATCCTAATATTAATTATCCTGTTTTGTTATCGGACTTAGCAGATGACTATACGTTTAATAATAGAAGTAACTTTTTATATTGGATGATGCTTGAGGGACAAACTGATTTACCTAAAATCTATTTAAGAACTTATAATGCTGCGGGATCGGTATTAAATACTTATACGATAACAAATAGTGTAAGCACGGGAACTTATCGAACTAACATGGTTTGTATTGATGTGGGTAAAAAAGGTATTGATGGGATTAATGCAGCTTATTTAGTAGGTGTAGAATATTACGATATCATGGCTGAGATAAATTCAGAAACTGCTCCATTTAAAATTAAAAGATATACAATAAAATGCAGTCCAAGATTTGATGTTTATACACTTCATTATTTATCAACTACAGGAGCTTATGAAACTTTGCATTGTAGCAAGGTATCTGAATTAAACTCTACAAAAACAAGTACAACTTTTAAACGCTCACCTTGGACCGTTGTAAGTAATGTAATGACTTTGGATTATTCGGTAGCTGTAGAACAACCAACTATTGTAAACGTTCAAAATGGATTAAAATTAAATAGCGACTGGGTTACTAAGGCAGAATTATTAAAGTATAAAGATTTGTTTAGTTCTCCTGATGTTAAGTTAGATTTAGGTTCTGCTCAGGGTTATGCATCTGTAAAGGTAACTAATGGAACTTATGTATCTAAGAATAACGATAAGCTTAAAAACTTAACTTTTGATTTATTATTTACTCACAATAACCAACGCCAAAAAGGATGATGAACGATATAAAGATTTTATTATATACACAAGATGCAACTCCAATAGAATACGATGTTAGTTATATTGATGAGATTCCAATTAGCTTTAACTTTTTAATATCGGACATACGTAATCCTGATAAAAAGAATGCAAGTTTTTCAAAGACAATAACCTTTCCTGGAACTAAAGAAATAAATAGATTCTTTGAATTAATATGGAAGTCAAACGTTGCTTTAAATTATTTCAATCCTAATAAGAAATGCGATATATATTATTATGTTAATGGGGTACTTCAGTTTAAAGGGGATTTACAATTAATCAAAATTAACGTTGATGATTCGACTGGTGAGGTGGTTTATGAAACTAGCTGTAAGGGAACTATCGGAAACGTATTTACAAAAATAGGAGATAAGTTATTATCGAATCCCGATGACACCTCGTTTACTAACTGTTTAAATTTTACTACTTATAATCACAACTTAACTTTTACAAACGTAACTAATAGTTGGGCCACATCAATACAAGTAGCTGGTTCTCCTGTTTCATTTGCTTTAGGTAATGGTTATGTTTATCCTCTTATAGATTATGGTAATCAAGTAATGCCAAGTTCGGGTAATACACTCCCAGTAGCTGAAAGGGATTTTGAGATTAAATACTTTAGACCTGCTATTTATAAAAAAACTATATTAGATAAAATATTTGCGGATGCTGGTTATTCTTATACATCAAATTTTTTTAATTCAACATTTTACAAAAGTCAAATAATTCCAACAAGTGGAGATAAGTTTGAAAAAACACCTCAGCAATTAATAGACAATCAATTCTATGTAGGTAGAACAAGTGTATTTACTATTGGCCCTAATTTTGCTGCACTCGTTCCAGCTTCAAATTCGTGGAATCAAAATACACCAACAAATAACACTATTATATTTAATGCCACATCTTCGCCTTATAACAACGCTGCGGGTAAATATAATTCTGCAAATGGTAAATTCACAAATATTTATGCAGCTTTTAAATATGTAAATTACAATATAGAAGCGGTTATAAATTTAGACTTTAAGATTTCATATAGTTCATTTGTTACAGCTACTTATGTAAAATTTATAGGTAATAATAGAAAAATATTTTATAACATAAAAGTAAATGGTATTGTTGTTGCTTTTGAAGAGTTTGAATTTGATACAACTACTTTTTATCCTTTAAATATTGGAAATATAGAACGCAAAATATCACTTCCAGCATTTGCTTTATATGGGGGACTAGATGTTAAAGTTGATATGGGTTGGAATGTAGAGTATCAATTTTTTGATTCTAGTTATAATATGATTACAGCTTCTATTTCAACAGCAAGGGCAGAAATTAAAAGTGCAAAAACATTTTTCTCGGGTAATTATGTAAATACAAATATTGATGAAGATGATTTAGTCGATTTAAACAAAGTATTACCGATTAATATTAAACAAATAGACTGGTTAATGTCGGAGTTTAAATTGCATAATCTTTACATGGTGCAAGACAAAACAAATGAATATAATTACTTTATTGAAGATAGGGAGAACTTTTATAGTGGCTCAATAGACTGGTCTGATAAAAGAGATTATTCTATGAAGCGTGAAGTTTTGCCAATAGGAGAATTAGATTTTTTAAAATATGAATTAGAGTATAAAGAAGATGCCGATTATTTTAATGATAAGTATCAAAAGGATTATAAAGAAACTTTCGGTAAACATATAGAGTATGTTGATAATGATTTTATTACTCAAACAAAAGATGTAAGTGTAATTTATTCGGGTACTCCCTTAAAAGGTAATTATATAAATGGCTTAGTCATACCGACTATTTATAAAGTTGAAACTGGTGTCATTAGTCCAATACAATCAAACATACGATCGCTTTATTATGGAGGTTTAATTGCTATGAATTATGGCAGTTGGAAGTTATGGTACACAAACGGGAATACCTCAACAACTTATACTACCTATCCATTTGCTGGAGATTGTGATAATCCTTATAACCCTACTTTAACTTTAAATTGGGACACTCCACACGAAGTTTATTATACTTATCCTCAAGCGACTTATACTAATAACAATTTGTATAATAGGTTTTATTCTCGAATGATAAATCAATTAACTGATAAGAACTCAAAGATTGAAAGGCGGTATTATAATTTAAGTGCTTACGATATTAAGAACTTTGATTTTAGAAGTGTAATTTTTGACGATGGTTATTACATAGTAAATGCCATTAAGGATTACAACTTTATGAAGCCACAATCGACAATGGTAGAATTATTAAAGTTAACTGATTATTTGGTTTTTATACCTGATAATGATATTGATTTTAGTGATGGGGATGGGGATGGTAAAGGTTTAGCACAAATGCAAAATTTAAGTTCTGCAAGTGGGAGTAATATAAACTTTGGTTATAATAGTAATATAGTAGGGGGTGATAATAACTTTGTGGCTTCAGGGTCAAATAGCGTTACGCTAACGAACTCAAATAATGTAGTTATAGAATCATCAGTAAGTAATTTTACAGGGGTTAATTTAACAAGTACAAGCACAATAACAAGTGGAGGTATTAACTTATCGGATGCCATTACAATAGATAATTCAAGTGGTTCTTATTTAGCAAAAGTAAACGCAAGCCAAGTAGTAAAGAAGTCAATAACCATAACAGCGGATTATACCATTGATGGGAGTTGTACTTTTATTTATGTAACTGCTGTAGATGGAAATATAAATATAACTATTGATGCTACTTTATTTATTGATTACGAATTTACATTCTTTAGAACTGATGCAACTGCTAACTTAGTAAAGTTATACGGGGTGGCATCGGAAACATTAAACGGGTTAAGTTTACCACAAACAATAATAACAGGGCAATATTCAATAATAACAATTAAATCAAACGCAACTAACATCTTTATAATATAATTATGGCAACGGAGAAAATAGGAATAGAAGTCGAAGTTAAGGGAGCTGAAAAATCAATCAGTTCTTTTAAAGATTTAAAAACAGCAATTAAGGCAGCCAAGGATGAGCAGATAGCAATGACTTCTAAGTTTGGCGAAGGGTCTATTGAAGCAACAAAAGCTGGTCAAAAATTAGCTGGATTAAAAGATAAAGTTGAGGATTTAAACGATGCAACAAAAAGTTTAAAGGGTACTGGATTTGAAATGTTAAAACAAGGATTTAGTCAAGTTCGTGAGGGTTTGATGAATTTAGATTTTAACAAAGTAAAAACAGGATTAACAGCAATGAGTTCTGGTTTTATGTCTATGGGTAAAGCCGCAATGACATCTTTACAAGGTATTAAGGGAGCTATTGCAGCAACGGGAATAGGATTGTTAGTTATTGCATTAGGAACCATTTACGCTTATTGGGATGACATTAAAGGATTGGTTGATGGGTTAACGCCTGAATTAAAAAAGCAAAATGAATTAGCAGCGGAGCGTGTAAAATTAGCAAATAAAGCTTTAGAAGATGCACAATTAGAAGAAAACTCTTTAAGGTTGCAAGGCAAAACTGAAAAAGAAATTTTATTAATAAAAGAGGGAAATTTAAAGACAGCAATAAAAGCTCAAATAGTAGCCATAGAAACAGCTGAGCAAACAAAGCAATCACAAATTGACGCAGCACAAAGAAATAAAGATATATTACAAGGTTTAATTCATTTTGTAAGTATACCTATAACAGCATTATTATATGGTATTGATTTAGTTGGCAAAGCATTTGGTAAAGACTTTGGATTATTAGAAGGTTTTACAGGTGGTTTAGCAAAATTAGTTTTTGATCCTGATAAAGTTAAGGAAGATAATGAAGCTGAAGTTGCAGCTAATAAATTAAAATTAAAACAATTAGAATCTCAATTAGCTGGAAACTCTTTAGCGATTAAGGCAATAGATACTAAGGCAGCTGAGGATAAGAAAAAATTAGGAGAGCAAGGTTTTAAAGATTCAGTTGATTTACAAGGTAAATTAAAAGAATTACAAACACAATTAATAGTAGATGAACAAGAAAAAGAACAAACAATATTAAAAAACAAATTCTTAGCGGACCAACAAGATTTATACAATAAAGGAGCAAATGCTGAATTATTAAAAGCTTTAAATGATAATTTCGAAAAAGATAAGTTAGAAATAACAGATAAGTATATAAAATTAAAACTAGCAAAAGAAGTAGAGGACAATGCTAAATTTGAATCGTCTCAAAAAGACAAAGCATCTAAATTATTATCTACCTTAGAAAGTGCTTATCAATTAGAATTAGAAAAAATAGAAAATAACGATTTACTTAAGCTACAAAAAGAACAGGAACATCTTGATGAAGTTTATCGAATAAATGTTGCGAGTGCTAATTTAATAAAAGAAAATACTACAGGATTAGATAATAAATATGAAAAAGATAAATTAGCTTTAGAAAAAAGAATAGCAGCCGAAACTAAAAAAATAAAACAAAATGAAATAAAACAAGGTTTTGAGAATCTTAAAAATGGATTACAGGCAGCTCAGGGGTTATCAGATATATATTTTACTATCAAATCATCAAAAGCAAAAAAGGGCAGTAAAGAAGAAGAAGATTTAGCTCGTAAACAATTCAATATTCAAAAGGCATTTAACTTAGCAAAGGTTGGAATGGATGGCTATATGGCAATATCTAATATTATAGCAACTACTCCTAAAGCTGACTTTGGTATTTCAACTGGTATCTTATTAGCAGCTTCAGCAATTACAACAGCAGTTAACTTAGCAAAAATAGGAGCGGCACAATTTGAAGGTGGAGCTGGTGCTCCTGCTACAAGTCCTGAATCAGCTGCAAGTATTCCATCAACAACAAGTCAAGCTCCAGCAATATACGGACCAGGTCAAGGGCAGTCAACTACCTTTAGTGGTAATCAAAATAATAACTTTGGGCCTGTTAAAGCCTATGTTGTAGAAACTGAAAATCGAAGTACTACAAATCGGGTAAACAAATTAGTATCGGAATCAACATACGGATAAACAATATTGAAAATTTAAACGTTATTACATTATGGAATTACCAATAAAGAAAGCAATAATAGATGTCGAAGATTCCGAAATGGGATTAAAGACAGTTAGTTTAGTAAGTGATCCAGCCATTCAAATAAATTGGATTAAGTTTAACAAACAATCTGAAATCAAATTAGCAATTCAAAACGAAGACAAAAGAATTATATTCACTCCTGTACTTATACCGAATCAATTAATATATCGGAATATAGCTGGTGAGGAATTTAACTTGATGTTCGATAAGGAAACGATTGAACTTGTAGAACAAAAGTGGGTTAAAGATAATTTATCAAGTGCTGTAGATATTGAGCATTCAAGTAAATTAATAGAAGGGGTTACATTCTTTGAATCAGTATTATTAAACAATGAAAGATTTGCAACAGCAAAAGGCTTCGAAGGATTGCCAGAAGGAACTTGGTTTCTTACGGGCAAGGTTGAATCGGATGATGTATGGATAAAAATCAAGTCGGGTGAAGTTAACGGTGTTTCGATTGATGGCCTTTTTAAAACAGCTGAAGTCAATAAAGTAACTATGTCCGATGAACAAGTAATAAAAATAATAAACAATTTAAAAACTTTAAACGTTATATAAGCATGGAAACAAATGTTATCTCAAAAATTAAAGACTTTATCATAACTAAATTAAGTGTTGATGAACGTGTGGCCTTAGAAGGTCTTAATCCAGTTGCTGCACCATCTACAATGCCAACTGACGAAAAGAAACCAAGTACCGAGCAAACACCTGAAGTTAAATTAAAAGAAGCTAAAACAGTTGATGGATTAGTATTTGCTTACGATGGGGAATTAGTTATCGGAACTGCAATCATGGATATTACAAGTGGCACAGCTAGTCCAGTAATGGATGGCGAATACACAATGGAAGATGGCAACATCGTAACTATTGCAAGTGGAGTAGTAGCTGAGATTGCTAGTAAAGCAGAAGAAGCTCCTGAGTTACCTGAAGTAGTTGAATCAGAATTAAAATATCCTAAAGAAATGGATACTAAAATGAGTGCGATGCAAGTATCTTTAGAAAGTCAAATATCTAGTTTGAAAAAACAAGTTGTTTTACTTAACAAAGTAGTAAACGAAATTTTAAACACTCCAATACAAAATGAAACTAAGGTTTCTAAAAATTGGGAAGAATTAAGTCCTTTAGAAAAATTTAGACTAACAAAATAATTAATTAATAATAACAATTTAAAACTAAAAAAATATGGCAATTTCAGCTACCATCGTTGACATCCGCGGAAAATCCGTAGAACCGATAATTGAAGAGATTTTATTTGCAAATGATACTGTAAATAAGAATTTAGTAACTTTAGCAACCGACATCAAGAGCGACACAGTGTTTACCGAAAATGATAATAGCGTTACAGCTCAAGCATTTGCAAGTGGTGCTCCAACTTCATCAGGAACTTTTGGATTAGTTGATACTTTGATTACTCCAACTAAAATAATGTACTACCAAGAATTTGATCCTAACGCTTTACGTTCTTCACGTTTCAATAGAACAATGAAGCCAGGTGCATGGGAGATTGAATCAAGTGAATTTGGTTCTGTAGTATTAAAGTCTTATGGTAATTTAATTGCTGAAGATTTACAATCTAAGTTTTGGAATGGTGCAACAAGTGCTACACGTACTGCAGTTGCAGCTTTAACTCCAGGTACTGCTCAGAATCAAGTTAGTTCAGTTGAACAAGCATTAGTTGCTTCAGGTTCTGCTTCATTACTTGATGGTGTTGCAACTAGAATGATTTATAATGGTGGTGCTTTAGGAACTCGTATTAAGGTTTTAGGAACTACTATATCTAGTACTAATATCCAAACTGAATACGCTAAAGTTTATGCAGCTATTCCAGCAAGAGTTATTAATGGTGCAGTTAAGCCATTTATTTATGCTCCTTATTCTCACAAACAATTAATCAATATTTATAACGTATCTGCTACTTATCGTGATTTATTCGCTGTAACTAATTTAGGTCAAGCAACTGAAGCTTATTTCTACAATGGAATACAAATTCAATTCGTGCCTTTAGCTGAGAACGTTGTTATCGCAGCACGTCCGGATTATATTTACTGGTGTACTGATTTAGTTAGTGATATTAATAAATTTGAAGTTAACAAAATTGCTTTCAACAGAGAAGATATGTTCGTAAAAAACATCATGACAATTTTCGCACACGTTGTGAATCAAGCAATGAATGTTCTTTACGTAGGATAAAAATTAATGGAGGGGCAACCCTCCTTATTATAAACAATTAAAATTATAAAAATATGGCATGTGTATTAACAAGCGGTTATACCTTTTTAGGTTGTAAAGGTGGAGCTGGTGGAATAAAAAAAGTTTACATTACTGAATTTGAAAACAACTCAGGAACTGGTTCGACTTTTACAGCAACTGCTGGATTAGTTACTGCTTATACTTTAGCTACAAGCAAGAAGTACCGAGTGTATTCTTTAGATAAGGAACAAGGAATGTTTACAAGTCCTGGCACTTATACTCCAGCTTCGGGAACTATTTCATACGAACCACAAATCGATTTTACTATTAAAAAATTAACTACTGCAGTTATCCAAGAAATTCAATTAGTTGCTCAAAATGTTTTAACTATGATGGTTGAAGATATTAATGGTGATTATTGGTTATTCGGGAAGGATCAAGGAATGGATTTATTAACATGGTCAACTGAAAGCGGAATGGCAATTACTGACATGAATGGACACAAACTTTCTTTCAAAGGCAAAGAGATATCTCCAATTTACAAAGTAACAAGTACTTTGATAGCTAACTTAATAGCTTAATCAGTAACTTTTTAAAGTTAAGCTCAGGCCCGTAAGCTTGGGCTTTTTTTTTAAATAACAAATTGATATATTTGTACGTTATATAAGTATGATAACAATTAATAAGAATAATAGTAATACAGTTATCTTAACATTACAAGAAAAATGTTTATTAGCAAATCCTTATTTTTTATTTCAGTTTAAAAACGTTCAAACAAATACATCACAATACTTTTTACCAGCTGACATAAGCACACAAAAAGAAAGATATAATGAATTTATAATAGTTGAAACAGCAACACCAACAACTGCACAAATATCATTAACATTAGGCGATTACGAATATACGATTTACGAACAAGTAGGCAATAGTAATACTAATCCAACTGGATTAAATGTAGTGGAGGTGGGTTATGCAACTTGTTTTGATTTAACAAAAATTACATTTAAAGAATATCAAGGTGGAGCAATAACTAACAAGGTTTACAATGGCTAGAAAATTAGAAGTATATAATGACATAATTACTATTAAGATGGATGTTAACCAACTTCCTACTTATAAAATAGATACAGCTGGTGAGTTTGTAAAGTGGGGCAAAGACAATAACTTTCCAAAAGAATTATTAAATTCTTACAATAACCATCCTGAGCATTCAGCTATTGTAAAAGGTAAATCACGTTATCTTAGCGGATTGAAAATAGTGCCTAGTCAAGATTTACCACAAGTTCAACAATTTTTAGCCAAGGCAAATAGATTTGATTCATGGTATGAATTAAGAAAAAAGTGTGATTCCGATAAAGCAATTTATGGAGGTTTCGCATGTCAAGTAACTACAAATTTAATAGGGCAACCGATTGAGTTTTACCATTTAGATATGGGTAAGATAAGACTAAGTGCGGATAATTGCGGAGTTTGGTATAGTGAAGATTGGACTGCTAAAAGTTACCATTTAAAAAAGACTTACTTTCCATTTTATAAGGAGGGGTTTATAGGTGCTTCAATTTACTATTCTAAGGACTTTACACCTTCGTTAAATGAATTAGATGGCTTATACCCTTCACCCGATTATTCGAGCGTTCTATTAGACATTAATACCGATATTGAAATCAGTAACTTTTTTCACTCTTTAGTAAAGAATGGATTTAGTGCTGGTCATATTATAACTTTCTTTAGTGGTAAATTAACACCTGAAGTTAAGGAGGATATTAAAGAACGTTTTCAAGAAAAACATCAAGGCACTCAAAATGCTGGCAAAGTAGTTTTAAGTTTTACTAATCCCGATGGCAAAGGTGCAGAAGTTGTAAATGTAACCCCAACAGGATTAGCAGACCAATACGAAGCTTTAAATAAACGTAACCAACAAAAGATAATCACAGGGCATAACGTGCCAGGAGTATTGTTTAAAATCAAAACTGAGGGTACTTTAGGAGATAGAAACGAATTAGATTTAGCACATGAATTATTTATTAACGAATATGCTAAGATTGAACAAGTAGCATTCAATAAGTTTATTGATAAAATGTTTAAACTAAAAACTGGTTTAGATATTACATTTGAAGTAGAACAAGTTCAACCAATAGGTAAAGAACTTCCATTAGAAAATCAAAATGTTATCAATGCTTTAAATGCTAGAGATCCTAATATCGTAACTAATTATATTATTGAAAAATACGGGTTAAAGATTGAAGCTGCAGAAATTGGCACTCCGAGTGCAACTGTAGTACAGGAAGAAATTCAAGTTAACGAACACTTAAAAAACTTAACAGGCCGACAAAGACAAAATCTTTTTAATATAGCCAACAAGTTAAAGAAAGGTGATTATACAGCAGATCAAGCATTAATAATGATTAAGACAGGATTTGGATTAAGTGATGCGGATGCTTTAACGTTTTTAGGAATTGCACAAGATGAAATGAATAATGAGGTTGTAAAAGTTCAACAATCTGCAGATAAAGAAAAAAGATTTATTGAATGGGTAAAAGCAAATGCTGTAGATGTAGATGATGATGATGAAATAATAGACCTTGAATATGTAAACTTTAAAGATTCAAAACAAGTTTTAAGATTCGAGTTATCGAAACAAAAATTATATACAGCCAATAGATTACAATTATCAGTTACTGATTTACGAAATGCAATATTAAACCAATTTAAAGGTAATCCATTTGCGAAACCTGAAGAACTTGCTAAGTCGTTAAATGTAGATGTTGAAAAAATAAATACTGAAATAAATTGGTTAAAAGAAAAAAAACTAGGTAGCTTCTTAGATGGGATATTTACACCAACTGAAAAAGGATTAGATAAAGATACTGAAGATTACGAGACTAAAATTTACACTGTTTATAAATACGATAAAAGACCTGATGTAAGTGGTCCAAAAAGATTACCAACAACAAGGGAGTTTTGTTTACAAATGATGATTGAAACTAGTGGAAGAGAAACTGTTGATGGAAAAAATGTAGCACGAAGATTAACCTATGAACAAATAGATGCTTTCACCAACGAATTTGGGGAATCAGCTTGGGATTTCAGAGGTGGATTTTATAATGATGGAACTGAAACAACTCCTTGGTGCCGCCATATTTGGGTTGGTGAAACTAGGATAAAACGTAAAAAGAAATAACATGGCAACACTTTGGATAGGTCAAGATTATTTAATTAGACATTCGGTTATTGATGACAATACTGAATACGATAAGATAACACCAGTTATTGAATTGGTACAAGATAAATATATACTTCCTTTATTGGGAACCAGTTTATATAATACGATTGAAACTCATATCTTAGCTTATATAAATTCAGCAACTACTATTCCAGCAGCGTACAAAACAATAATAGATAACTACATTTTAAAAATGATGGTGCATTATATTATGTATGAAAGCTCACCAACGTTTAAATTCCGATATGCTAACAAAGGCATAATGACAAATAGCAGTGATAACGGGCAACCGATACCTACTAATGACATGGAATACTTAATGAATATTTGGAAAACAAATGGTGAGATGTACGGAGATAGAATGATAAAATATTTAAACTATAACAACTCTACTTATCCAACTTACAATAATAATACAGGTGCGGATATATTCCCTGAACGTAATGCTTATGATGTTGATATTTATTTAGGCACTAGAATTTTAGGTAAAAAAGATTATAGTAATATACAAGATAACCGAGATAATCCAGTATGGCAATAAGAAAAAAAACAAAGAGTGAAATAAAAAAGTACATTAAAAAAAATAAGAAATTAATAGATGTTTACCTTAAACAAATTAATATCAACCATAGCAACGTACTCGACTGCTCACAAGCAAGTTAAGAGTTGGTACTTTGGTGACCCTTGGGATCAATTAAATGGCGGTCAGTCAATTAAATATCCTATGCTATTTGGTACTTTGCAACCTAACAGGGTTGAAGGTACAAGTGATATTACTGTTATAAGATTTTACATTTGTGATAAAAGCAAGAAGGGATTAAGAAACCAACTTGAGGTCTTATCGGACTGCAAACAAATAGCTTTAGACAATTTAATTTATTTTAAACAATTTGATTTTTCAGAACTTATTGATGTAAATGAAAATGCAACTTTAACTGATTTTGTAGATGCTTTTAACGATGAGGTTGCTGGTTGGTATTTTGATGTTGAGTTTAAATCAATATTTGAATGGGATGCTTGCTCTTTACCAATAACAGGTTCGCCTTCAGTTATTAATCCTGATGATGTAAGAATAATTGACCAAGATGGAAATGTTATTGCGGTGGTGCCTTGCGGTTCTTATTATACGATTGAAGTTTTACAACAACTAATACAAACATTAACTGATCCAGCTCCTGTAACAATAATACAAACTTTAACATAATGGCAGTAGTAGAATTAAGATACGACCCAAAAAATTCAGCATGGTTTTCAGCCAATGCAACAATGGTTTTAAAAGTTGGTGAGCCAGCGTATTTAAGTACAACGGGTCAATTCAAGTTAGGAGATGGTACTACTCAATTAAGTGCTTTATCTTTTTTGCCAGCTGGAAGCGGAATAACATTAACAACAACGGGGACAAGTGGAGCATCTACTTTAGTAAGTAATGTTTTAAATATTCCTATATATAGTGGTGGCGGTGGCGGTACTAATTTCAATGTTTTAATTGATGGCGGTACTTTTGCAGCAGCAACTTCATATACTTTAATAGATGGCGGTAACTTTATTTAATAATATATAAAATGGCAATAAGAATTAGACGTGGCACGAATGCCGATAGAATAACGGTTGTATTAGAAAGTGGCGAAGTCGCATATACAACTGATACTAAAATGTTTTATATCGGTGATGGTACTACTTTAGGTGGTACTTTAATTGGACCAGGTGCAGCAGGTGCTGTTACTTGGGGTGCTATAACAGGAACACTTTCTACTCAAACTGATTTACAAACTGCATTGGATGGTAAAGTTGATGAAAATTCAGCGATTACAGGAGCAACTAAAACTAAGATTACTTACGATGCTAAGGGATTAGTAACTGCTGGAGCAGATGCAACAACAGCAGATATAGCAGCAAGTACAAATAAAAATTATGTTACCGATGCTCAACAAACAGTTATAACAAATACAAGCGGTACTAATAGCGGAAATCAAACATTAGCAAATACTTCAGATTCAACTTCACATACAGCAACTTTATCGGCAACTGGTGGAAGTATAAAATTAGTTGAAGGAGGTAATATAACTTTAACAACTACAGGAACTGGAGCCGATGGTATAATCACTATTGCTTCAACGGGTGGCGGTGGAACGGTTACAAGTGTAGCTGCTTTAACTTTAGGAACTAGTGGAACTGATTTAAGTTCATCGGTAGCAAATGGCACTACAACTCCAGTAATAACTTTAAACGTTCCCGATGCAAGTGCAACCGCAAGAGGTGTGATTTCAACAAGTTCACAAACTATTGCTGGAGATAAAACTTTTACAGGAACGACTTCGGGAATAACTAAATCAATGGTTGGATTAAACAATGTTGATAATACTTCCGATGTAAACAAACCAATATCTACTGCAACTCAAACAGCATTAAATTTAAAACAAGATACTTTAGTTTCAGGTACTAATTTAAAAACTATTAATTCAACAACTTTATTAGGTAGTGGTGACATAACAACAGGAACGGTTACAAGTGTAGGAGTTTCAATGCCGAGTGCTTTTAGTGTTGCTAGTAGTCCGATAACAACAAGTGGCACAATAGCAATAACAGGAGCTGGTGTGGTTAGTCAATATGTAAGGGGTGATGGTTCACTTGCTAACTTCCCACAATCAAGCGGTGGCGGTTCTTCAGTATCTTACTATCTTAATGGTTCGGTAGCTCAGGGAACTTTAGCAGGAGTAGCTTTTAAAGAATTAAATAAAACACCTATTATCGGAGCTGGAACTGATTTTACAATTTCATCTAATGGTTATATTGAAAGTTTTATTACCGATGCTAACGACCCGAATCAATTATTAATACCAGGTGGTAATTGGAATTTTGAAACATATTTTAGTGCATCTTCGGCTGGAGGTACACCAAGTTTTTATGTAGAATTATATAAATACGATGGGACTAGTTTAACATTAATTGCAAGTAATTCAGCAACACCTGAAAGTATTACAGGAGGTACAGCTATTGATTTATATACTACAGCTTTAGCAGTTCCACAAACTGTATTAACTTTAACTGATAGGTTAGCCATTAGATTTTACGTTACAAATAGTGGTCGCACAATTACATTACATACTGAGAATAGCCATTTAGGTCAAATCATAACAACTTTTACAAGTGGCTTAACAGCTTTAAATGGATTAACTGCACAAATACAATCATTAGCAACGGGAACAACAGGAACTGATTTTAATATATCTTCAGCAACTGCTACTCATACTTTTAATTTACCTGATGCAAGTGCTTCAAATAGGGGTGCTTTAACTTCAGCAGATTGGACTTCATTTAGTGGTAAAGAATCAACATTAACATTTTCAAGTCCATTAAGTAGAGCAACAAATACTATTTCAATTCCTGTAGCAACAACTTCAGTAAATGGTTATTTAAGTTCAACAGATTGGACTACATTTAATGGTAAGGTTGATTATGCTCCGAGAGTTCAAAGTGTAGCAAGTTCAGCAACGGTAACACCAACCTCAGCAAATGATTTAGTTAAGATAACAGCTCAGGCTGCAGGCTTAACAATAGCAAATCCAACAGGCACAATGTCGGAAGGACAAGCAATGATAATAAGAATAAAAGATAATGGAACTGCACAAACAATATCCTTTGGAACTAACTATCGGGCCATCGGAGTAACATTACCAACTACAACAACTATTAGTAAAACTATTTATATTGGTTTGGTTTGGAATGATACGGATACTAAATTTGATGTTTTAGGAATTAACACACAAGCATAATGTATTACAACTTAATACCTTTAATGAATAAGATTGCACCTCCATTTACGGTTGCAACAGGTGGCACTATTACTACCGATGGCGATTATAAAGTACACACTTTTAATTCAAGTAATAACTTTGTAGTTACCACTTTGGGAACAGCACCAAACAATGTAGTTGAATATTTAGTAGTATCTGGTGGTGGCGGTGGAAGTGGACCAGCTGCAGGAGTTGGTAATGGTGGCGGTGGAGCTGGTGGTTATTTAACAAATACAGGATTATCTATTTTATTACAAACTTATGCGGTTGTTGTTGGTAGTGGTGGTAATGGTGGAACGGGTGGAACTTCGGGTAATAATGGGGTATCTTCATCTTTTAATTCAATAGTTCCTTACGGAGGTGGTAAAGGACAGGGATATGGAACTACTAATACTGTTACTAATAATGGTAGTGGTGGTGGTGGAGCAAAAGAGTCAACACCATTCACGCCTTTAGGAACAGTTGGTCAAGGTAAAAATGGAGGTTCAGCTTCATCTTTTGGCGGCGGCGGTGGTGGAGGTGCTGGAACTGCTGGTACTTCATCTGCATCGTGGACTGGTGAGCCTGGAGGTAATGGCTTAGCAAGTTCAATATCAGGAAGCTCAGTAACTTATGCTGGTGGTGGTGGTGGTGGAAGTTATAATTTAGCTGGCGGAAATGGTGGAACTGGTGGTGCTGGTAAAGGCGGTTCATCAACTGTTGTAGCTACTTTGCCAACAAGTGCAACTATAAATACAGGTTCAGGTGGCGGTGGTTGTGGAGCTTATGTAGTTGGTGGGCCTGTTGGAGGTAATGGTGGCTCTGGAATAGTAATAATAAAATATAAATTTCAATAATGGCAAATTTTGCACTTTTAAAAAATAACATTGTAATAGCTGTAATAGTTATTGATAATGAAGTTATTACTAACAATGGAATTGAAGTTGAACAATTAGGTATTGATTTTATAGATTCTTTAAATATAGATTATGATTTCGATACTATAAAACAAACCTCTTATAATTCTAACTTTAGAAATACTTATGCTGGAATAGGGTTTACTTACGATAGTGTAAATAATGTTTTTATTTCACCTAAGCCTTACGAAGATTGGACTTTAGTAAACTATAAATGGACAGCACCTATACCTTACCCTAATGATGGTAAGCATTATTTTTGGAATAATAATCAATGGAAC